GCAGCATCTTGAGCGTCTTCATCACGATATCGAATCCCTTTTACTTCAAATCTTAGAGAAAAAGTGTTTTCTGGAATATCTGCAACATGTATACTCATTATTTTTTTTCTTTTCAGCCTCTATCATTTCAATCTACACGATATGAGGAGATGATATATTCGGTTTCTATTTGGCAGTACAAATATCTACAAAAAATTTAACAAATCCAACATTTACACAAAAAAGGCTTCCAACCCGTGGAAGCCTTAAAGAACGTTGCATAATACGTCTGTCAAACAATAACTACACAACTTCCATAAATTCCTTTCCTATACGATGAAGCCCGTCAACAATACGCTTTCTTTGTTCGATACGTGGCACACGCAACCCGCTGGCGTAATGAGAAAGTTGTTGTTGATTAATACCTGATACACGAGCTATGGCTGCCAAGGATGTAAATTGCTCACATTTACGAAGCAATGCAGCAACTCCCAACTCTACATCAAACTCATAATCCCCATTAACCAGCCATTCCGGTACAGTTTCACCATCCTGCAACAGTCCCTCTACATGCTCACAAACAGCATCAGAAAGTTCCTGCATAAGTCCATCATAGCTTTTAGAAGTAGCGATAACTACACCGCACAAAACATCATCTTCAGTAACCGCACCGAAATTTTTATCGCACCAATCAACTTTCACTTTAATCTTTTCCATATCTTCTCCTTATTTTTTAGCAGGGTGTCATTTCCACCCTGCCTGTTTCCAAATACTGTTCAATAAAAATTGGCTTAAAACCTCACTTTCGTGACCTCTTACCGTCACCCTTCCTTTTTTAGTGGGATGCTTGAATTGTCGGTGGTCGCCTCCGGAACCCTTCAGTTTAACCCAACCGTCAGCTTCAAGCAATTTAATCACTTCCCTTACTTTGTACTTTTTCATATTGGATTGTTATTGCTATTGTTTGACACTGCAAAGATATAAATATTTATATTATTAGCAAAGAAAAAAGCCAAAAATGATATATTTTTTTATACCATTTAATATTTGGCTTTGCCCCTCCGTGGTTGAAGGAACGGAAAAATAAAAAAAATACCTCTTTACGCCCGTTTCCGTTTGTGAGTGTGCGAGCAAACGGAAACGGGCGCCGCCCCGCACCCGTTCCCCCCCCCTATAAGCGTCCCTCATCGGCAAAGCTGTAATAGGTATCTCCTGCTATGATTATATGGTCTATCATACAAATGTCAAACAGAGTACCCGCCTTTTTCAAACGTTCCGTTACGTTTTCATCTTCCCTACTGGGGTGTTTGCTCCCACTCGGATGGTTATGTACGACAGCGAACTGCGTTGCGGATGCTTCCACCAAAATGCGCATTATCAACTGCACGTCTACTGCTGTCCGACTTATCCCACCAACCGAAACCCGTACTTTCTTTATCACCTTTGCAGCAGTATTCAAAGCTATCACCCAAAGTTCCTCATTCGGCAAATCCCACAAAAACGGGTGTATAAGCGCATCTATATCCTGACTGCAACGGATGGCGTCCTGCCCGTTATGCCTGCTTTGCAGCCGTTTGTACAGTTCAATGGCAGCCGTAGCCACTTTTTTACGGCCGGGCGTCAACGAGGAGAACAATCCGTTCAAATCATATTCCCCGCCTTGCCGTTCCGCTTCGGTAACAAGTTTCTTATTGTTCGTTATCTCGTATATCAGTTCGCTGTCGCTCATGTAGCGGCAAGCACTATCAAACAAAGTTTCCATATATCCGTATTTTATTAAAGGCAGCCCGCCCGAAAGCGGGCTATCCTGTACTTATTATTCACTGATTAAAAGCTGTTCCAACTCTTCGATTTTCTGCTGAATTTTCTTTTGCATAAACTTAATGAACTCCGCCAATAGAAAACGGTTGGAGATTGTAAAAATATCACTGTTGCTGCCATAGCCCGAAGCTTCCGAAAACCGCAATTTATAAACCGCCGTTTCAAACGTATCTTCCTGCTTCAATTTATCCGCTGCTTCATCCAATTTATCCATAGCGTTGATAAATGCGGTACGGTTGCGGGAAATCTCTTTTTTCCGTTCAAGGTCGGCCAGACATTTCTCCAGCTCTTTTGTCTTACGGTTTATCTCCTCTTGCAGCTTGGCCGCTTCATCCTTTTTAGAATTTTTCCCTTTACCCTTGGCGGGTGTATCGGCCGACTTCTCCTCTTTCACAGGTTGTTTTGCGGTTTCTTTCCCTGCCTTACCGGCTTCTTTCATTGTCTTTACTGCTTTTGTCAATTCTTCACCGATTGTTTTTACTTCTTTTTCCATGTTTGTAAATTTTAAAAAGTTAATAATTAATGATTTATATAATAGTGATTAATCTATTTCTCCAACTTATGCACCTGACTTTCCGCAAAGAGGTAGCACAACGGAAAAAAGTCCTCTTTCGCATCCTCTTCCCGACCTTGTTTTTTCAGTTCCTCGATGCGTTCCCGCTCCGCTTTCGATGCAACGGGCATTCCCCATATAAGCAGTGCCTTTTCACCTTTACGAACGGTAAACCCTTCTTTTTTCCACTCCTTGAAAGTCTTGAGGTTGGTGTATCCTTTGCAGGCGTAGTAAAACCGCAACAGACCGTTTACCGTATCATCCTCGTTGCCCATGTATTCGCCCATCTCCCTGCGGGCAACCAAAGACTGCGACAATGTTTTTAACTGCTGCCTTTTCAGAAGCCGTGTTTCACGTTCTTTCTTCTCGTCTCTTTCCTTTTTCATAATTCCATTTATTAAGATGTTATGTATTAAAATATTAAGCCTCTATGATTACAAAATCCTCTACCGTCTGAAAATAGGGGTCGGCCGTTGAAAGCAGTTCCCACTTTTTCCCGTTCTCATCCCGAAAAAGAATGCTTAGTTTCCTGATACCGTCAAACTTCCTCAATACCTTGTATCCTTTGAAATACTTGTTCAAAACCTCGATAGCCTGTTTGTAAGTGAATGTTTTCATAATGCTGCAAATTTTATGTTGAACCTTGAGCTTCCGGGTGTGAGCCTTTTCATTTGGCTGTTTCCCTGATTGGAGCTTTTTTTTTCTGCGTCGCCTGTCGCTACGCGGTATGTCTCGCCTTTTTTACGCTGCATCAAAAGGTGTTGTAAGGAACAGGAGCAAGTTTTTCAGAAAACCGGAACGGCTTGAATACTACCCAAAGGGTGGAGATTTTTTATGAAACGCCAGCCTGAACTTGAGCCAGTGACGTCAACATTTACCTTTGCAGCACAAAAAAGCGAAACTGCGTAGTGATAGGAGACAGAAATAAAGGGCGACAATCAGAAAAGGAAACAGCCTGCAATACATAGTTGAAAACTATACCGCTCTGCCCGGTACATCCTTTGAATAGACAATACCGGGCGTACCTGCATGGATGCAAACAGATCCAAGAAGCCGCTGCTTCTTACCGCTTAACCGCGCAAAATTCGTACCGAGAAAGCAGATTTATTACCAGCTTTCTCGGTACGAATTTTGCGCGCCTGGGAAACCGTTAACGAATGTTATTAAAAAGATATTCCGCTAAATATGAACACATAACACCCGCTTTCCATCCGAATGGAAAGAGAAACGGACGTTTCTCCCAACCGCGCCCTATCCCAAAACGCAAAAAGAAACGCAAGAGACAAGGAAATATGATAGGCGGCACACCCCCTCGGACGTTTATTCAGTACAGTATCCTGTCCTCAAAGGCTGCGATTGTCTTTGCAAAGATTGCAAGTCCTGCCATATCCATTGCGATTGCCGTTGCGAATGTATGTAAGGAAAATCAGATGCGTGCATCTACGAACCCGTAAGCCTGCCTGAGCAGGTGCCCGTACTTCGTCCAGACACGCTTATCCACGGCATCGCCGAAGTGGGTGGCTTCTTCCGGAAGAACGGACTGGTTGCGCTCGCTGCGCTTGTCCTTGGCAAAACGTCCTTCACGGTCTTCAATAACACGTGTGTTATTCATGGAGATGAGTGTATACTTGCATTTCGAACCGTTGAAACGCTTCTTCGGAAACCGCTCGTCTTTCTCTGCCAGAATGGAAGCCCAGAGCAGATACTTATCATGTTGTGGCGGTTCCATACCTGCATGGGTGTGCTGCTCCACCGTCCATCCGTGTTTTTCCAGGCGCTCAACTGCAAGCTCATTGTAGGATTTTTTGTTGTTGGCACGACGTGCGTCCCCGTAGCGGTCACGGTAATAGTGTACGTGTTTGTTGATATGGTTACGATAATAGTGGCAGAACTTATCCATCAGCGCGTTCACCATGGTATCGTCCTCTTCATCACGCTTGACGAAGAACTCGTTGATATTGTTGTCCACCGGTTCATGCGTCAACAGCTTTGTTACAAAGTCATAGTTGCGCTCCTGGGCAACTTCCAGAAACGAGGCAGCGGACCCCCAGTCGGGTGTCAGCTCTATCGGCTGGTTCGGATTACAATCCAGGTCACGACGGCTGTCATCATTATTGCCCAACTGTTTCCAATCGAAGCCGGTATCCTCGGCAAAGTCCCGTATATAGTCATCATTGGTCGCGTTGTAATACACATGCCGTTCATCCAATTGGTAATAGCAGCTGTCAATCTTATCCACCATATAGTTCAATATCTCAATCATGAAGGAAAGTTTATCCATCACCTTGTACTGGTTCAGGATGTAGTTCATGCCCACATTGGCGATATTGTCGAAGATGGAGCCGAGGATAAACAGCGTGCCGTCCCGTGAGACGAACGGCGTAATGCTTTGACGGAGACGGACGGTCTCATTCCAGACTTCCTTGAACATTCCCGCATCACCGGCAATGCGTGCATCAATAAGCTGCATCTGTAACCGCACAATCTTATTCCAAACATCAAACAGACGGATGTCCCGTTCCTCTTCATAATACTTGGCAGGTTCGAGCAGCCATTTCTGCTCCGGAGTATAAGGCATGGAGGATAAGAAGGTATTGCCATGATGCTTCAATACCGGATGCTCCGATTTGCGCCCAAAAATATGCTCATTACCACGGTTGGTAGGCGCGGCTTCCCGGTCGAATTTTTCCTTATCGAGCGTCAACGCTTCATCAGTGATGTTATAGTCGGCATTCGGTCCACGGCTGTTACCGCCTTGGGTAAGTATATAGAGCATATGTCCGTTGCTGAAGCTGATGCCGTATTCATAAGACATGATGTGTTCATAAGGCTTGTACCACCCCTCAATGGGACGACGGCAGACCACATAATCACCGGTCTTACTGACTGGGTCCCATTGCTTGTAACCGAGCATCTCCAGCATCTTGAAAGCCGAAGGCAGCGTTTTTGTGAGCGCCTGGCCGATGGTGGCCTGGGTGAGTGTGGTAATGCCACGCGGCATAAGCCGGATATTGTCATCTATCACGGCGCCGGTAATGAATGACTTACCCGTGGCGCGTGAATAGATAACATATCCGCTCCTATAGGGCATTACCAAGAATGCCGCCTGCGCCGGATTGACCTTGATGACCTCTTCCCATACGTTTTCGTCCATTGCACCAGCATATCAATAGCGTGGAAATACAATGTAGTTCACGCCCTCGGAAGAAGTCATACGGGGCATAGACTGTCCAGTGTCCGCAAGTAACTGCGGCACTTCATCCGGTTTGAACTTGGCGGACACGGTACAGACAATCTGTGTCTTGCTGACTGACACCATATCAATATGTTTATGGTCAACCAGGTAAGAGATAAGCCGTTTATTGGTTAATTTCTTCATAATGTTTTCTGAATTTTGAATTGACAAACAAATAATTTCTTACATGCCAGTACGGTTTACCGGCTTTCTGTTCCCGTTGCCGGGTATCTTCCACGGCCCGGATGACAGCCTCTTTTATATTCAGTTCACGAAATGCGGAATGAATTGAATGCTGTACCGGCGAGAGGTTACAGGTATCAATGCACATCACAATTGTAACAATCAATGTATCAATCATATTTCCATATATTTATGAGTTCATAATTTCTTCAGCCTGTACATCGTCAATGGGTGTGTACATCGAATCCACCAAAACCTTTTGCTCTTCCTGTGAAAGATTGCGGATGGCATCCAAAGGAATATCCACCTTTTGCCCCATGCTGTTGATTTGAATATAGAAAACATTCTTCTCCATGCGGCGCGGGTCCTCAACCGAAGCGGGTTTCTCGCCAATCATCTGATGCAGCACTTTTTTGGCATTGTTCCATTGCTTGAGGTCGCCCTTGAGCTTGCAATCCCGGATAAGTTGTACTTGGTCCTTTATCATCCAGGCAAACCAGAAATCCCAGTCAAACTGATGCTGTGTCTTGAACAGTTCTTTTGCCAGGGCGATATCCTTACGCACCTGCGTACGTGAGATACGGTATTTTGCCAGCATGATATTGATAATATGGCTCTCGTTCGGATAATCGTCCAAAAGGCGGGCTATCTGCAACACCCGGTTACACTGCACCTGTAAATGTTCCGGTAACGGACTGTTCTCAGGGTCAATGATATGTTGCTGTATAAGGTCGTATGACTGTTCCTCCAGTGCGGCCTTGCTTTTGGATGCTGTCAAATTACTACTCATACTCAAGATACCGCTGTTGCGATTTAAAGAATTTAATCAGCTCCTGCTGTGCCGGATTACTGCCATTGACGGCAGATTTGATGATTGCTTCACGTACTTCGACCATCTGACGAAGATGCCCACGATAGAAAGCCGCCCGTATTTCAGTACCCTGAGTTCGGAGTTCTTGGGTAAAATCCGTTTCGTCCACACCGATATTAATGGCAATCAAGCCTGGTGGGATAAGACGATATGCCATCTTCTCTATTTCATCACTTTGCTGCTGCGTCAAATTCATCATTTAACATCTTAAAGTCAAAATCAAAAATGTCCGGGCTGGTATGGATAATCCCACGTTCCAGTTTCGGGTTATGAGTGGCATTTTGGCTGCCCACTACAGTAATCTTCCAATTCTCATTATATAGTAATGCTACCTTCGCGTGCAACGCCAGGCAGCGGTAACTGTCCGGGAATGTAGTTACCAGATAATCGAATGGTTTGGGTGAGATGCTGCGTACCCGATTGTCTATCAGAAACCGTACCGACAACAGTTCACCCGCTTCCGTCTTGCGATGAAGCGCCGCAATACTGTCCATGGATATGGAATAGGTGGTAAGCAGCAGATGTGCCGGACCGGTCTGTTTCAGAATATAGAAAATCAGTTGAATAAGATTGAATGCCCCTGAAGAATAGAAATGTTTGTCCCTGCCGGGTACCAACATCCCCATGGCATCCGGATGCAGCAGTTTTTCCGCAACCAGGTCATGGTCGGAAATTGCCGCATCCGTTTGGCGAAGAGGGAGCACATTGTCCTTCATGCTCTTCGCCGGCATCTCATTCATATCACCGCAACATACCAGCATTATTGCAGTTCGGCCAGTCTATATTCTATTTTTTCTACCAATGTTTCCTGGTCGGCAATCTTCTTCTCGTATTTCACACGTTTCGGGCAATCAGGAAGAGGATTTTCTTTACCGTCTTTGGGCTTGCTCTCCGAAGAATACAGCAACATATTCTTTGCTTTAGTTATCTTACTCTTGGCGTTGGATTTCGCTTTTTTCAGTTCTTCTATCGACAAAGCACTGATGTCGGTATCGTCCGATTCGGTGTCCAGCTGCTCTTTAGGGGCATTCTTCTCTTTATAGAGTTCGTCCAGTTGTTCTTCAGAAGGCAGTTCCTTGTTTTGTTCAAACTGCTTTTTGACGGCTGCCAGTAAAGTCATGCGTTTGGAGAGACAACCTATACGAGCGATAATATCCTTGCGTTCTGCACATACAGCTTGCGTATTGGCCTCACCCAACTCGGCAAGCAACCGATGCTGGCGTGAACGCTCGTTATAGCATTCACGGAAATCATAGATGATTTTGGCAATAACCGACGGATATGCAGGCTGCTCATCCGCTTCACGCGCCAGTTCATTTTCCGCAATGGCAACAATGGCTGCCGCCGTTTCTTCTGTAACTGTTTCGGGACGCCCATCATTACCCGGTACCGCATCATCCGCCAAATCCACATCTTCAAAGCGCGGATCATCGGGATGATACCACACCTTTATCATCTGACGGATTTCATACTCCAGTTTCTCACGGGTATGCGGTTTTTCTCCCTGACGTGCCAGACGTGCGGCGACAAAACCCTTATACCCGGAACGGGTAAGGATATTCACACCGGCACTGTAATCCCGTTTCTGCGAGTTCAGCCATTTGATGCCGTCCCTGCGTGCCTCAATGTAGCTATCTGTAATCTTTGACATTGTACGTTGATTTTTAATGATACACAAAGCTATTGCGATTTCCGTTGCCGGGATAGGACAAAACAGAATGCCCGCCTCTGCCAAAGAGAGACGGGCACAGAAAACAATTCGATGAGAAAACAGAGGATTATTCCTTTAAGGCCGCTTTTACGGTGAGAAGGTCTTCCGTATCTCCTTCATACACACATTTGCGTGGCGCCGTAAAAGTATAATGGAGTGTGTTCTGGTTGCGGGCTGTGGAGCTTGCCCCGGTAGTGGCTCCGTCACCTGATGCACGCAGAGCACCGCGGCGCTTGTCGCCCATCAGATAGTTCGTGCCGTTGTTGTCGGTCACGATAAAGAACATCTTGCGTCCTTTGGTGGCGTTCTCGAAACCGAATATCTTTTTCCGCATTTTGGCAGAAATGATATTCAGATCCATCAAATATGATTCGCCGCCGCTTTCTCCCTGGTCGGTAATCTTGAACTCGGCCAACTCGTCAGTGAAATCCATCTTGTATGCACGACAATTTTCCTTCATAACAAGGTCACCGACCAATGTACCGGCTTCTTCAAGAGAAAGAGGGGATTCCTTCTTTTTAGGATAATCCGGCCAGGTCGCTACATCCGCATGATAACCGAAGATGACAGACGGTATAATACCGCCCATGTTGTCCTGGTTCTCGCAGTCCATTGCCTCATTGATATCATCAAGAGCAATACATAATTTAGGGTCTACTTCTGCCATAGTCACAGGATTTATTCAGATTTAACAACATAGGTGCCCGTCACTTTTTCCACCTTGCCCGCAGCAGGTGTCTTCTTCTGCACGGCAGGAGTGGTATATCCGGCAGCTTCCAGAAACTCGACGGTATATTCCTTGCCACCAGGAACAGCCACATACGTACCGGAATCACGCCAAATTTCCTCGCCTTGAATACGCCACTTTCCACCGTTGTTGGCCGCTTCATCCGGCGCAATGGTCACCTCAATATATCCGAACGGATTGGTTCCTTCAGGATCCACCGGACGGTCATTGACGCAGAACTCGGACTTGTGTACGGATACGAACTGGAAACCAATCAGATACTTCCCGGCAGCATCGAACGTATAGGGGTTACCCGACATGAACGGCTTGATAGACTTGAAGTCGCTTTCCTTATCAAAACCGTAGCATACGTTCTCCTTGGTGGTCAGCATGACAAACTGACTGCCGTCGGGAAGATTCGGAACACGTACCAGCTCACAACGGTTGTTGGAACCGAGAAGATGCTGCGTATCAGAAGTGTCTTCCTTGAGTCCGATAACGATGGTACCCTCATCTTTGCGCCAGTCATCGTACATGTCACCCAAATCATCGGAAACGAACATCTTAATGTTCTTCTTACGCTTGAAGGTACGCGGCATGTGACGCCACATTTCCAGCAGTTTCTCTCCGATATTGGCACGTGTCAACTCGCCGGTGGTATAAACGTTACCCTCAGCGCTGGAGATGTCTCCGACTGCCTCGCCTTCGGTGATGATGGTACCGATACCGTCGAAAGAGTCCTGAATATCCGTCTTTTCTTCATCCGCACTGTATTTTGCCGTGAAAATGGCAAACAGCAGGTCATTGGACGCCAGTTCGTGTCCGTGATTAATCAGCCATAGTTCGAATGGATGTTCCTTGCGGAGTGTACCAGGAACTTCAGCGATATAGGTACGGCGGTAACGTTCCGGCTCATCAGACATCTCCATCACAACGGGACGCACTACCAGGCGGCGGGGAACAATCTTGCCCAGGTACTTGCCGGCCGTGAACTTACCGGTATATTTGCCGGAGATGCTTCCGCCCTCCACCTTGCCTAGTTCAAGGGAATCGGTAATGCCCGGTACCGGAGTGAAATGTTTCAAGACTTCCGAAGCGTCGAGCTTGTCGACCGCCTTCAGGATGTCCTTGTGCTTTTTTACCGCGGTCAGAACGGCGGTAATGTCAATAGGTGCTTTAAAATCCATAAATAGAATTGTTTAGATGTTATTCATTCTCAAAACTGTTGATAGGGTCTGTAGCAATGTCCGCGAACCTGTTGTCTTCGTTCGCTTCCTGATGGCTGACCGTACCCGTTCCCGGTATCCGGGTGACAATGTCACGGATAACCTGTACCTTCGCCTTGTTGTCGGCGGCATTCTTGACACTGTCACTCAGACTGTCAAGGTCATTTATAACTGCTGTTAGACTGCCTTCGGCTGTTTCCCTGGCGGTATTGGCAGCCGTCAGATCATTTTCTGCCTTGGTTTTCGCATCATTGGCAGCCTTGATGGCATCATTGATGGCCTGTAGGTTCTCTACGGTAAGCTGCATCTTACCGTCTTTTTCCTCAACACCTTCGCAGTTGAGGACCTGGTTGATGAAAGTAAATTCTTTACGCATGGAAATAACTGTATTTAAATTGGATATGTCAGTTCTGTTACCGGTAGGAAATAACCCTTTAATACCGTCGATAATCTGGGAAACCAGGCTTTTGTCACTGCTTTCCGGTTCCGGCTTCTCTTCTGAAGCAACAACCGGTAACGGCAGACCGAGTGCGGTAAAGCAATCGGTTATTTCATTAGTCACCTGCGGCTTTTTATGGGCACCGGGAATAATCTTGTCTATGAATCCCCATTCCTTGGCTTCGGTAGCAGGCATCCAGCGTTCCTCTTCCATCAGGGTAATAATCTCCTTCAGACTTTTCCCGCTGCGGTTGATATACTTCTGCGCAATCATCAGGTCAATGGCTTCGGCACTCTTTTTCTTGTTTTGCAGTTCCTTGATAGCACCTTCAATCTGATCGGCATTGAGATGCCCCCAAATGTCAATGCCCAGACTACACTTATGTGCCAGCCACATACCATCCTCGTGCATTTCAATGGACTTGGCACCAAATGCCAGTATAGTGGCCGCCGAAGCGTTGAAGCTGATAAACTCCACCGTCACATTACCGTGCTCGGCCATAAGGCTGGACATAGCAACCGCTTCCGCAACATCACCGCCCGGACTGGAAACCTTCAAACGTACGGGCTGGCCTTTTGCTTTGTCCAGAAAGTATTTCAGATAATTCTTATTGTACCAATACTGATCAATACTGCCGAATAGTGTGATAACCGTCTCGTTCATATAACTTTTTTACGCAAAGAAAAGCGCAAAAAAAACGGTACCCAAGGACACCGGATACCGTCAAACATGGAATAAGCCTTCTTTTTACGCTTCCAAATCTTCCATTTCCGCTATATAAACAGTAGGCTCATCCTGAACGCAACTGAAGGTGAATGTCGTGCCGTTCCGGTTTGCAGTCGTCTGTCCGCTGGTATTGCTTGTATTGAACTGTAATAGTGCCTCTTCCTGGCCGCACCAATGAACCTCGCCGTTTCCGTCAACCGCCAGTACATACCACAATCCGCGTTCCAATACTTCAAGCAACTCCCGGTTTACCGGTGACAGTTTCGGAATGACTCCTTCAACTCTTACCGACCAGGCATCACCCGCATCTCCGTTTTCCTTGTCCTCGGAAAAGGAATAGGTATCATCCGCATATATCGGAAGGGAAATGATACTGTCACGGTTACGCAGTTCCAGATAATTCAGGCCTGTAACATAATCCTTGCGGACTCTCAAAAACGAGGACGGCGGAACGGCAAGAACCTTCAACAAGCCACCGATATTTTCAAAATCATAGTTTATTATTTTCATAGGCTAATTTCCCTTGCTGGGAAATTGTCCCAAACTCGGACAACTTCCCCAAGATTATACGGTTAATAAAATCTAAAATCGTTGTATTCTCTACGGTTTTCCGATAGCCGTGCCGGTTGTATTCTCTGCGGATGGTATCATATGACCAGGTGTCTTCATCGAATCCGAAACTGTTCTGAAAGTTACGGATAGCGGTTGAGAGTGGAATCCCCATACTCACATGGGTATCGAGATAGAGGAAAAGCATCTGCTTGATACGCCGTTCTACCTTGTTTCCGAACGCCACCGCTTCGGTGTTCGACAAAGCCCATCCATAACGGTAGAAATCGTCACGGCGTATTTCCACCGCTACATTGGCGGTATAACGGTAAAGGTTCCGGTATCTGTTTTCATAGCGGCCACGTTTTGACAGCCGGGAAAGGAAATCATTTTGTAACTCCTTATCCGATGACAGGTTGACTATTTCGTCCCATGTATCATCCGGAGCATTGAAGTTATACAGCAAGAACTGCCTGACATACGGTTTACAAGGAAGCCAGCAGACAAATCGGTCTTTCTTTATCATTTAAAGCTTTGATTTTTATACAAATATAGCCATATCAGTTTATATATTATTCATATTGCTGTTTTTTTTATTCACAATTCGAGCAGACACTTTTTGTCTTCTACACCTTCCACAATTTCTACAATCAGCATAAACGATTATATATCAACAATATAACGGTTTTATTATTGGGTAATAAGTGTAGAAAATCTGTCTATAAAGTGCCATTTTGTAGAAGAAATATAGAAAAACTGCATTTTGTAGAAAGTTGTAGAAATGTATAGAAGTCGTTTTTATATACTAATACATTGATTTATAACATTGTAGAAAGTGTAGAAAGTGTAGAAGTATTTTTTCCCTCAAAATAAAGCCTATATTCGAGTATAGAAAGTGCATAAAAAAGCCCCTACCTTCACAGGCAAGGGCCTCTCTCACAACTATGATAGACATTTTAAAACATATATGGAGAATTGCCGTTTTCTTTCGCTTTATAATGAGCATCACTTTCTTCTATCTCCGATACTCCCATGTCAATATTGAGATTGATGTTGTAGTTCTCCATCAACTCAGTATAGTCAAAACAAAGTGCTTGTTTCGTACTACTTGTTTTGCGATAGTATTTTTTACCGTCGACCTCTACTTCCTTAGTGACTTCAACCCCCTTTTGTATGTTCTTGAAACGGACTGAGTTCTGCACGCCCAAGTATTCCTTAGAGTTTTCGATGTAGAATTTCAGTGATTCAGTAGGTAACGCATTGTCACCTACCTGGCGGGCAAACTTCTTATACAACATAAAGATACGGTCGGTTTGCATTCGTAAAACAGGGCGCGGCTGTTTGAATACCAAATCTTTGACTTTATTAGTCTTTAGACCGGAGAGATAATCTATCCGAAAATCCGCCTCCAGGAATATCTCGCCATCTTGTTGCAAGTAACTGACCACATTCCAGAAATTAGCCAGTTCGTTATTGCTTTTACATTCACGGTTCTGCCGGATGATACCATCGACACAGATGCTCAACAGGTCCCGATACATGAATGGTACATCCAGTACAGCTTCAAGTGTGCGGAACGCAGCCAATGGTATCACCCAGTTTCGTTGTATGCGGTCTTCAATGGACTCGCCTTTCAAGCGGTCGTTTAAATCATCCATACACTGGCGATAATTAGTAGAGAAATCTGTCTCCATTTTTGCACGGTGACGCAGCAGCTGTAAAGTTAGATGTGAAAGTCCCAAATCCCGAATGCTTTTGCACTCGTCAAACGCTCTTTTTTCTGATGTTGAAAATTCTGTTTTTGTAAAAGTTAAGTATATAAGTCGGGAAAACAAGGCAATGTCTATTGTCGGCATTTCTTGCCCGGATAGAATCACACCGCAATCCACACAGGTAATTTCTCTTTTTTTATCTCTGTCCATGTTCATCCGGCTACGGCCGGTACCGTCCCAAATTCCCTTCAGGAATTCCCGTTTGTCAAGGTCTATACTATTTTTGTACTCGTCAATGTGTACAAGAGAATTGGCGCATTGAGCCACCGCATCACCCAATGCAGCAATGGTGGCATTTTGGATATTGGGCGGTGTATTCTTGATGATGAAGAACGACATCAGGCTGTGACCGAGTTCCGACTTACCACTACCTTTCGGACCGAATAAGTTCAGAATGGGGAAACTTTTCGTCTGTCCAACGATTATATCCCGAAAGAGAGAAGCCAGCAGGAAGCAAATACCCACTTTAGCATTATCGCCAAATACCTGCACCAGTTTGTCGCTGTATTCCCTCAAGCTGACATTATTATAAGAAGTATACACAAACCGCCGTTCGAACTGGAATAATTTAATATCATCGCGATAAATGGTACTACATCCTGGCAGATAGAAATTACCTCCTTGCAGGCGCACAATACCGTATTCATCGGCGGTATGCCATTCAGTATCGAAACAGCCATTGCCATACGCAAAGAAACCTTGACGCTGCCACCCCAGTTGAGTAATTTCAAGAGCTGTTTCTGTTTGCTCGTAAAGGAACATCTTCAATTTAGTCAGTTCTTTCTCGGAAGCCAGCCAAATGTAATTACCCAGCCCTTCTACCTTTTGTTTGAATTTGGAGAGTGAAACCAAGTCTTCTTGCTTCATCTCAATAATTTCTTCCTGCTTATTCTGGTTTTTGATACGATATAAACGTTTGGGGAGCAAGGAGTCTTTAATATGAAACATAGGCATCATAATAAAGTTACTCCACTGTACCGGCTTGCCTGTTTCACCAGCCAATGCAAAGTAAGCGTTGTACTCTTCATAGAAACCGTATTTACCCAACAGGTCACGGTCTATTTTCTTGCTCTCACTAATAACCTGCTTTGCCTTGTCCAGTTTCTTCGCGCGGTTAATGGCCGTCTGCCACAGTTTTTTATCTTCATAAAAAGATTGCAGCTGCTTGAGGTACATAGATTCTTTTACCTCGTCTTTGACCATCACAACCATTGCACTAATAGTATTGATGGCATCGCTCCGCTCTTCGGTAGTGTTTACATCCTGAAATATATGCTGGACATACCAAGGAATAAAATCGACCTCCTTTAATTCCTGAAACTTCTGTATGCTTGTACAATAGGTATCCGGGTCATTCTTGCTCTGCGCTTCTCCCAGGGGCAACTCCTTGACCGATACACCCAGTCCGGATTTCATGGCCAGCAAACCGTTACGCATCGTATTGCGAATACCTGCACCTAATTTTTCTCCTTTCTCAAAATTAGGTGGGTCTGCATCAGGAAGAAAACAGACCTTGGTCGCATACTTCTTAAACTGTTCCATCTGACTTTCTGTCCATGCTCCGCCAAGCGGTGCCACAGCATTATTAACCCGAATCCGCTTCAGCTGCATCGCATCGGGAGCACCCTCTACCAAATAGAACTTATCGTCTTTGGCAGCCTGACGTATAGCCGTATCAATACCGAAAATAGAATCCTGTTTATGGTATATGTCACTTTCGTTGGAGTTTATATATTTAGCCGCCGATTTATCTCCGGAACAGTCACGAGCGGTGAAGCCTATTATCCTACGAAACTTGTCACGAATGGGAATCATTATGCGATTACGATAACCATCATAGATATTACCTCTCTCCCCGGTTTTCAACAACCCCATCTCTTTCATCAGTTCAATGGACAAGCTGGAAACCTGGGCAAATTTGAGTAAATCATCCCATTTTTCAAGAGCAAATCCTATGCCCATCTCTTCGGAGAATTCCATCCCCCAGCGGCTTTTGACATACTCAAACGCATTTTTATTAGCCTTGTCAAGCAGATTTTTACGAAAATGTTCGGCGCATCTTTGATTGATAACGAACATGCTTTCTCGCTTCATCCGTGCTTGCTCTTGCTCTGGAGTCAGTGTTTCTTCCTCAATGGTGATACCGTAACGTTTTCCAAGTGCACGGACTGCCTCCGGAAAAGTCATGGTTTCGTGCTCCATGAGAAAACCTATAACGTTCCCACCCTTACTGCATCCAAAACAGTGCCAGATACCACGCGCCGGATTCACGACAAAGCTGGGTGTCTTTTCTTGATGGAACGGGCAACATGCCTGGTAGTTGATGCCTTTCTTTTTGAGTTCGACATATTCGCTTATCACGTCTACTATGTCGGCACGGTCGATGATTTGTTCTATTATCCTTTCGTCTATCATTGTTATATCTATTCGGCCCTATCTCCTGAGGATGACAGTGCCTTGTTCTTCTAAATAGTAGCTGTGTACTCCGTATAAGTCAAACTCGCACAAACACGAATACACACATTTCATGAAAAGGTCATAATTCTCCGGACTAACCTTTTCAAGCACCCGGAAAGATTCACCAGGCTGCATCCCATACAGCCTGATGAACACTTTATTATAGTATTCCGCCAATTTCTCCATCCCCATTGACTCGATATAAGACGGGATCCAAGATTGACTATTGTCTGGAAAATATTGAAGTAAATCCATTTTCTAAGCATTGAGCGGATACAAAGGAATTGTTTTGCAAAAGAGTTATCAAGGACGCTATTTATATGTTTTAAAACCTCTGCACAACATTTCAGCCATTATAATGTTGATTCCGTGATGCTCCTTGAGATTTTCCGGATTTTTCCCGGTCAATGTCACACTCAAATTCTCCTTGCGGTAATCACGCTCCACATCAAAGTATAGTTCCTGTCCTCTGTCATCGTGGAAAGTTATCCGGCACCTTTCCACCAATCCACCCAGTTCTGAAGCGTCCATCCACAAGTCCGGCTTTTTATCCATCTTCAGATGGCAATATCTGTGTACTTTACCACTCTTACGAATCAGCTCCACTTCGACGATTGTCGCTATCTGATTTGTACGCAGGATGCGTACTTTCTGACCTTTTCTCATTGTTTATTCTCCTTTTTATTTTCTTTATTTTCTTCAAATTTATGTCCGCAAAACGGGCAATATTCGTATGAAAGTTCCATCTCACTTTGTGTTTTACAAAGGCTACCATCTTTTTTCTTTTTCCGATACATGATAGCAACCGTCGGCTTGAACTGGACAACACCATCCTTGCCAAAACATATCACACCACGAATATTTGCCAATGGATCACCTAATTGCTCACGAATCATTTTCGTTATCTGTTCTCTACAATTGCATGCCATACTATTATTTATTTTGTTATATGTTAATCATCCATATCTTTTATTCCTTTCTTATTTAATATCATACGTCAATCTCCAATTATTGTACGGATAGTATATGTCTGCTTCCCTTTGAAAGACGAGAAATCAATCAAGGATTGTTCATAGTAAAGCGCAAGGGCTACTTTCCGGAATCTTTCATAGTTCCGCCTGTCAATAGGCTTAAGTCCCCATTTTCCCATATCCTCTACCAATTTTTTACGAGTATAAGCAGAATGTCCTATACAACTATTCTTTCCAAAGCTATGGTTGATTCTATGGGCCTGAAAGTCCGGACTTCTGGAAATAAAAATGTCAAGGCGTTCCAGTTCTTTAAAACTCAACCGGGCATCTCCTTGCCTGGATATTGTTTTTTCTTCCAACCAGGCAACAATCGTAAGGTCATAGAAACCTTTACGGTAATCTTTTTTGTAGAAATAATGTATTCTCATAGTCCTTACTCATATCGTCATATTACAAAACATGTACAACTGTATACTCCACTTTCCAGCATTCCTCCGAAATCAACCCGAATACACAGTTCCCCACAGATAATGAAAGGTTCTTCGCTAATGACCTTGCCATATACTCCATAATGTTCATGGAATACTTCAGCTCCCGGTTTCATTGAATCCAGTGCCTTTTTCATTTTCTCGGAAGTATAGACTGTTATCCATTTATTGGAATAACTGTAATAAAGCAATCCTAATCCCATCATTCCGCACATTTGTAAAACAGCATCTTCTACATGCTTTCTGCTAAACACCACTTCGGTTTGCAACTTCTGGACTTTAACATCCGGAAACTTCTTTTTGAATGTTGTTTTAGTAACCATAAAACTATTTTTCAAATTACTTCCATTGTTCAATCGCTACATTGATAGCCCTTGTCAACACCTCATTAACACAATCCTCATCCGGTTCTCCGTATTCCAGTAATACATCTATTTGCGTATCTCCATTACCATCTACATATCTGGAACCAATATCAACATTCACTGGAATAGATTCTTCATGCACTATTTCCGTAAAATAGGAAAGTACTTTACTATGCATTGTATAACTTTTACATATCATAAGGAATAAATATTAAAGAATTAAACAGTCTCTTTAAAACGTACACAAACCTCTATCCTTACCTTTTTGGAACGGTTGCGACAATAGGTATCTCCTGATATAAAATCGTTAAGAATTACCAACATGAGCAAAGCTATCGCACCAATAGCACGTTTCAAAGGTGACAATTCAAAGCTTATATTGAAATGAGTACAGAACCACCAAGCAGATAATTCATTCACCTTTCCAATATGAAGTTTCTGATATATCTTACGAAGAATATTATCCACTGTATAACGAGAAATTCCGAGGTCACAAGCCACCTCTTTTTGGGAAGCTCCCCAGGCTATACGCTCTGCAATCTGTGCTTCCCGTTCTGACAATGTAGCCATACTATCATATTTTTTGATTTTCCGGAACAACATCCCAAATATCAGTTACTCCATACTTCTGAAGTATAGCAGTAATGACTTCATACTTCGACATCGTAATGTCTACGATACCATTATTAAGCAAGTGTGAGAAATAGGTATAACGCGTAATACATAATGCAGACATCAATTTTTTACGAACTTCATCTTTCTGACCTATAGTCACTTGCCGATAGCCTTTTTTAAAGTAATAGCGTTTTTTCGCTATTGCATGTGTTTCGATTTCTTTGTACATTTGTTTCGAGTGATTTAAATTACAATGCAAATATGAATAATATATAGTTTAAAAACAAACGAAATACGAACTATATATTATTCAATTAACGTTTATTATGGATACAAAACAAAAGTCATCAGTTGTACGGGATAGATTAATTGCTCTTTGCGAAGCATTGGATATATCACGACGTGAATTTTCCATCAGTATAGGTCGTACACCAACTTATGTGACGAGTTTAAACAATGATATTACCTCTGGAGTATTGAACGATATATTAATCAGATACCCCCAGGTCAATATCATGTGGCTCATCACTGGGAAAGGAGAAATATTTATAACTCAAGAACCCACAGGTGCCCTTTTTCAACACCTAAAAGAAGAGAATAAAGAATTAAAAATAAAAAATGAAAAATTAAACCGTGAACTTGGACGGCTTGAAGGACAAATTACTGAAATGAAAAAAATGAGTGTCCGCCAGGACGCATCTGCTGGATGTGCCGATGCAAGTGGATCGGGTTTAACAATCATGAAATAAAATGTCCGCGGTATTAAATTTTGTATCAAATACTTTAAGCTGCAAATAAATATTTTATGCCAGACATATTCCGGACATAGAACTGCATTCATTTAACCAAGGTAGAAACTGTAAGATGTTAGCAATCAAGGCACATAAGGAACAGGCGCAACGTCGTTATTCTTCGAGCCTCTCCTCCCGTGCAAATCGAGTAGGAGGAAAACGAA